AGCGTCGGCTGAACTCAGTGGGCGAGAGCGTCCTTCAGATTGCTCCTAACGCTGCGGCGGCATACAGCCTCCGTAGTCTTACTGGTGGTGACCCCAAGGTTGTTCGTGTTCGTCGTGACACGGGTGGTGGTGCAGGAGATAATGATGAAGAAGACTTCACAGCTTCAGGTATATCTTCTGGTGCTTTAGTTGACTTTGTTGGTTCTGGTAATGACGGCTTTGTAGAGACTTGGTACGACCAGTCAGGTAACGGCAATGATGCCGTGCAAGCAACTGCTGCGAATCAGCCTAAGATTGTAAATGCTGGTGCTTTAGTCGCTGATAATGGAATTGACCTTGATGGGTCGCAGTTCTTGCAGGCTAATTCTTTTTCAGGAATGGGTGCTACTGTTTCGATGATTACAGCATCCGTTCACGACAGTGGTGGTGGAGGTTGCGTGTCCCTAGCTTCAAGTGCATCAGGCACTACGAATTTTGGAATAATTGAAGGCAACTCAGTAACAAATGTTAACTCTAGAAATACAACTTCTGTTACAGCAAGCGCATCCGTTAGCGGTGCAACTAGGTTAAGTTTTGCTTTAACAACGGGACAAACCTCAACAAAGTCAGGAGCGTTGGGTGGAACTCTGGTTGAAAGCACTAGTGACTACGGTAATGACTTTACATCAGGAGAACTTGATATTGTTCTTATTGGTAAATTAAGAGCATCAAGTGGCACCTTATTTAACGGACGTATCCGTGAAGCGATTATCTACAACACTGACCAAACAGCCAACCGCACAGCCATTGAAGCTAACATTGCTGATCACTATAATATAACTCTTGTATAATGCTTTACTTAATATACGCAAGCAAGGAAGCCGCCATTGAGCGAGCCAACGAAGAAGGCAAAGAACTTGGCTTTGATTACTGGATTGAGGACAATGGTATAGGCACACGTTGGCTTACCTACCCTGATGAAACCATTGACCATATGTGGGCATTGGACGTAACTAACTATGACCTGGACGAGTCCGAAGAAGCCTCAACTGTTGATCACTATACACCCCTACCTGACGAGGACTAAATACTATGCAAGACATTATATACAGATCAACAATCGGAACAGGGGGCTTTATAGCTACCATTGAACTAGCACCTATTAACGAAGTGCTTGGTTTTTGCGTAGGTCTATCGACCTTCATCTATATGGCTGCTTCTGCATTCAAGGTAATCAAAGAACTACTAAAGAAATAATGACACCAGAACTACTAGCAATGCTCGGAGGAGGAATCAGTGGCTTCGTAATGAAGCTCATTGGGACACAGATGGAGAGCCAGGCTCGCCAGTTTGAGCGCATGATTACGTCCCAGCAAGCGGCAGATGCTTCGGCAGATGCAGCGGCTAAACGTAATGGTGGTGTGTTGGTTCGTAGGTTCCTAGTAGTATCCACCGTCTTTGCCATTGTAATAGCCCCATTCGTCTTTGCGTGGACTGACGTAGGGGTAACCATAGGTAGAGAGACAAACGGCTTTCTAGGGCTATTCAAGAGCCTGCAATGGGACACTGTGCAGGGCTTTGTTATTTTACCAGAAATTAGGCAAACTGCCCTGGCCATCGTAGGCTTCTACTTTGGTTCATCACAAATTAAATGAATGAAGTTCTACAAATCATCGCATCTCTCTGGCCTATCGGTATTGGCGTTATTACGCTCATCATCGTGCTAGCCAGAATGCACTACAACCTAGAAGCTCTAACAGAGAAAGTAAAAGTCCTGTTCGATTTTCACAACACAAGAAAGAAATAATATTATGTACGGAAAAAAACCAGTAGGTAAATCAGGTAAAGGTTCATGCGGCGAAAAAGGCGGCAAGGGACGCATGAAGAAGAAATAAGGACGATGAAAGGCGTTAAGCACTACAAGAGGGACGGCAGTTTACATAAAGGTTCATCTCACAAGATGCCTAACGGAAGTCTGCATACCAATAAGTCACACACCAAGACCAGCGTAAAGCTGTTTCATTTCAAGGACTTAAGTAAAACAGCTAAAGCGAAAGCTAGATCCAATGCCTAAGAAAGCAAAGAGTGGAGGCAAGATATGCCCGGAAGGTAAAGCCTGGGCTAGACGTACGTTTGACACGTATCCGTCCGCCTATGCGAATATGGCTGCATCCAAGTATTGCAAGAACCCTAACTATGCAAAGAAGTCTAAAGGTGGTAAACGTAAAGGAAAGTAATGGCTCAACTAAAGCAATGGCGAGAACAGAACTGGGTAAGGATCGGAACTGATGGATCTATCAAAGGACCTTGCGGAACGTCGAAGGATAAGAAGAACCCTGACCGTTGCCTCCCTAAAAGAAAGGCTCTCAGTCTTACGAAAGCAGAGAGAGCAAGCACAGCTAGAAAAAAGAAAGCAGCAGGAGCCAGAGGAAAAACAGTCGTAGCAAATACACCAAGAGCAAAGGTAAGAACTAAATGAGGAAGGAACACAAAAGCAAAAAAGGAGGACTTACGGCGGCTGGTCGTGCTCACTTCAAGCGCAAGACTGGTGCTAACCTCAAGCCCCCTGTTACTGAATCTAATCCAAAAGGCAAGAAGCTAGCTAGAAAGAAATCATTTTGTGCCAGGATGTCTGGCGTTAAGGGTCCAATGAAGGACGAGAAGGGAAGACCAACACGCAAGGCATTAGCCTTAAAGCGTTGGAAATGTTAATTTATATAAAAACTTATGGCTAGTACAACTGTAAACTTTAATTTAAAAACCGCTGGTTACGCTAACTACGCTAATCAGACGTTAACCTTTACCCTTCTTAGTGCGGGTGCTGAGGCATCCTCTGGAACTCAAGACTATGTTGTCTTACCTGGGACTGTAACAGCAACAAGTGATGCTAACGGTGACGGAAGTGCAACTCTGTTTAGGAATGGTAAATCTGGCATTAATAGTGTTTACGAAGTTGTTTTTCCAAATAGAGAAAGAGCTAAGTTTATTATACCATCAGGAAGTGCTACCATTGAACTTGCTGCGCTTATAGTAGATAACGTTCCCAGCGGTGCTGACACACAGCAAAGTTCTGTTTATGCTGCCGCTATACAAAGAGCTAACCATACCGGAACACAGGCTCTTAGCACAATCTCTGACGCTGGAACAATAGCATCTCAGGCTTCTAACAGTGTTAGTATAAGCGGTGGTTCAATATCTGGTGTAACACTAACAGCAAGCACAGCTAACCTAACTGACGCAACCGATAAGCGATTGATGACTGACGCTCAAGAAGCAAAGCTTGATACCGTTGAGACTAATGCTGACGTAACTGATACCGCAAATGTTACATCTGCTGGAGCATTAATGGATAGTGAACTAGCTGATCTTACTGGAGTAAAAACACTTACTCTACCCGACAGCACTGTTATTAGTAATTTTGCTAAAACCTTTTTAGATGACACAAGTGCTGCTGCTGTTAAAACTACATTGGGTATTACAGATGCAACTGCACAGGTAAACTTTGTCCCACGTAGCATTAGCTTTACTAACACTTCCGCGTATCTTAGCTTGGCAGATGCTCCTGAACTAGATGTTGATGCAGGAGATTTTAGTTTATCTTTCTGGGCAAGGTTGGACAGCAGCGGGACAGAACCCGTCCTTACTAAGCTCTCGGGCACAGGATATAGATTAAAGTTTGTATCTGGTAGTCTTATACTAACAATGCAGGACGCGGGTGGTTCCGCTGACTTTACATTAGCAACAGGTCTTAATGATAACAAATGGCACGTATATGTAGTTACCGTTGATCGTAGTGGTAATGCAATAGCTTACGTTGACAATGTTGCTCAAACAGGCGTTGGAGTTTCTGGGACTGCTTTAACACTAGCTAACAGTGGTCAGTTTCAAATTGGCTCTGACGGCGGTTCTAATGCCGGAGATGGTATTGCCCTTGGTAATTACATCGCCTTGCACAAAGCTATTCTTAGTGCTTCTCAAGCAGCTCAAATATATTTCTCAGCAGATGCGGCCTTAACTGCTGTAGCACCTGAATTAATGGTAGACCTGCGTAAAGCAGATAAGACCTTTGCTGATGTAAGCACCAATGGTTTTGCCGTTACTACCAACGGAACTATTATATATAACGAAGGTAGAATAACCTCATTAGATAATGCTACGATTGGTGCAACTACGGCTGCTCCTGTTACAGGAACTAATGTATTAGCTAGCACTACACTTGGCTATAAGACTGGTAGTGGTGGCACTGTTACTCAAGGAACAAGCAAAACTACTGCCGTTACCCTTAATAAAATAAACGGTGAAATAGTAATGCACGCCGAAGAGTTAGCAGACGATGCTACTGCCGCATTTACACTTACCAATAGCACGATAGCCGCAACAGACGTTGTTATTGTCAATGTTGCTAGTGTTGGAACAGCGGGAGCATATCAAGTTACCGTAGGAGCCGTAGCCGCAGGTAGCTGTAGCATAAGTGTTTTGAATGTAAGCGGAGGTTCTTTATCTCAAGCTATCAAACTTAACTTTGCAGTAATTAAAGCAGTCGCATCATAATGGCAGTATTTCACAGAACTAAGAGATTAAAAATCTATGGCAAAAAGCCAGAGGTTACACAACTATTCGGTGGACGATACGCGATGGTCGTGCGTTGTCAGGCAAAGAATGATACAGAAGCCTGGTATGACAAAAACAAAGATCAGATATTTGCTGACTTTGGAACATTGTATGATGCCCACATGGCAGTTGATGGCATTGATGCCAGAACTGGTGAAGCATATACGGACATGGTTCTTACTAGCGTTGGAGCTGGTTACACCCAGACTGGCGAGTATGTAATAACCTTTAGGTATCAGACCCTAACTAGTTCTTTCGTTGAAGAGGCGGCAGAAAAAGTAGACGTAGAGCTTAATGGCCTGCGTAGGGTTATACGTCGCCTTATAGCTAAGGATGGCACAAGCTATGGTAAAACTGTAGGAACAAGCACAATTAGCCATTCCGCTATTGGATACAGCACAGCTACACTAACACTAGCTCAAGCTACATCGGGGACTAAAGACCCAGATGAATCAGGCTTTGTTAGTATTACGGAGACATGGCTGGAGAGTGGAGTGATAAGCAGAACTATCAATGAGGGAAGTGGAGGCACAGGAATTGGTAAGATACGCACAGAGACAGTTGAAGCGTTCAATGAAACTCCCAATCCATCTATTACACCAAGTGTGGAGATTGGCGTATCAACGTCGAATGTAGAGGGCATAGACACTATCAGAAAGACATTTGTTAGTGGTGCTGGAGAGATACGAAGGACAGAAAGTCCGGGACCTAGTGCTATACCAGGCACAACATACGTTACTATAGACTCAGTTGGCACTGCAATTACCCCTACTGGAACATTAATTGATTCCTCCGAAACTCAAGAAAATGGATTCGTTAGATTTTCTAGAACTGCGCTACAGGGAACAATCATTAAAACAACCCAGACCTACAAGGATGTAGCATTTGTAGACGTTCCCGGGCAAGTTTCTTGCACGACTAGCAGCGAAATAGCTCCCAGGAATAGAAACCAGATTTCTGGCTTTTCAAATGTTTCTGGAAAAACTGTTGTCATTGAAAGTATTCCACCCAGCAAACAACAAGTTGAAGCTACTGTTGTTGTTAACATACAAGACTCAATGCCAGATACAACTGAGCTTGCCTTTGATATATCTGGTTTGTCTTGTTCAGTTTTAAAAGTTACCCATAGAATTTCTGGTGGAGTAGGAAGAGCCGTTACCTTAGTAGATGCTGGCGGCAACACATCTACCGAGGTTGGACGTTCACAATCTTTCGGGGCAAGCAGTAGTATTTCAGAATTTAGGGGACATTTTATTGTAGATACTGGATCTTCTGCTACGCTGTCAGGATCAAGTTCTAGGCAACCGTATATAAGTGGGGGTGAATTTAAGTTTCAAGAAGAGGTATCTGAAACACAATCACAAGCTTTTGGCTTTGGGAATGACACGGCTGATAAAGACGAACTTTACAAAACATCTGGAATTATAAGAAGGGACGTTCGCCCAGTTTTAACTGCTCAAGATGGAACAGTTTTTTATGAGGTTACTACTGTTTCTGGAGATGTAACAGGCAGAAACCCTGCGCTTCCAATCAATCGCGAATTAACATTATAATAATAAGATATGGAAAGAAGCAATGAAGCATCTCTTAATAGGCAGCGTCAACGTCGGCAACGCAATGAAAATTTAGAAAATTTAGTTGACCCGGTAACTAGACAAAACATTGATGACGCAATACAAAATCTAAAAGACTATCAATCATCTGGTAGAATGGATAGCACTAGCGGTAAATTTGGATCAAGGGCAGTAAAGGCTGAGATTGACCGATTAGAGGGCGAAAAGCAGAAAGCTGAAGATCGACTAGATCGAGACTCTAAAGAAGACAGGCAAAGAGGGGGAGCGGGTCAAGATGCTTCAACGGGGTCTAGGAGCGGAATGCCCTCAATAGATCAACGGGAGGCTGCTGCTGGGTTAAATGATACAATGTCTGGCAGGGGTCAAGATGACCCAACGATGGACGAAAGAGAGGCTGCTGCTGGACTACGTGGAACTACGACTGGAAGAGATTTCCCAGACGATACTAAAGATCAAACTGGGGCAGAGGACGGTGAATTGCCAGAAGAACAAACGGATGATCCTCTTGGCACGTTTGGAGTTATTGTTATTATTAATAATAGACCACACTCGGCAAGTGTTTACGGGCAACTTGGACCCAAATTAGAAGACCCATAATAATGGCTGCTATACTAAGAGCAGGTCCATTTGCAAGTTCATCCTACTCATTTTTAAATGAGCAAGACCCACTTATTGTTGGTAACTTTGCTGATGTCAGTGTTTATCCAGTTAATTGTGCCAATTACACTTCTTCATCAGCTTGGCCTTGGAGGTATAACGACGTTCTTAATAAAACTTTAACTACACATACCGGGTGTGAATCTACTCCAGGTGGAGATTCACCTACTGAAAGTTCGGCAACCTCTAATTCTGGATCAGTAAAAACCGCCACTGGTAATTTTTCTGCAAGCAATTCGGCAAGTTCTAATCGAGGGACTACAATAGTAACAGGGTTAAGCTTTGCTTATCAAGCAACGCAAAGTTTTAAAATTAAAATAACTTACAATGGTTTAGCTTCAGCTAGTGCTGGTCAGACAATTGACTCATCGAGCAATATACTATTTTTTGACAGCTCTGGAAGCACCATAGACGGTTTTCCTAGTTTAAGTGGCTCGGTGACTAGGACGTTGCCCGCATCTACTGTTCCCGTTTTTTTCAATGCTTCCTTAAGCGTGGGCATTGTTATTGAGTTCCCTGACGATATTTGCATACCAAACACTGGAAGTGCCAGTGCCTCTTCGTCTTTAAGTGTTGAATTTTTATAATTACTAACCCCCTTACCCCCTATGGTATAATAGGACTAACCCCTTTATTTAAGACATTATGAATAACTTTAATCAATTTGGAAGAGTGGCAGGAGTAATACCAGAATCGTTTTCGCGCAGCGCTGACATTGGGGACATCAGACCCCGGTATATACCTGGTACAAGTTTTGCTTCGCAAGGATTTACGCCTGAAGAAGGAAGGGCTATGATGGGATTACCACCAACGCAGCAAGAAAAATATAATACAGGGATAGAAGCAATGAAGCAGTTTAATTTAGGCGCATTTCAAAGAGCCGCCCCAGGCACTATATTTGGCCAAGGAGATTCAGGATTTCAAAGCCCTACGATGAAAGCCAGCGAAATGGGCTTTAACAATATTTATAATTCACTATTTGGCATGGGAGCCATGTAACATTATTAACCCCTTTATTTAAAACACTATGGCAATTAGAATTACAAACACGAACAGATACCCCGTAGCTACAGAAGAACAAAGAAACGCTCTTTTCGGTAAACTAAGAGCAAGTGCGGGGGGGGTAGGTCAACTTACCCCTGAGGAGCCTGAGGAACAACAGTTTAAAGAAAGAGCAGAGCGATACCAGCGAGATGCGGCTGAATTTCAATTAGCTCAAAGAGAAGCTGAGTTAGAGCAATCAAGGCGTGATCGACAAATTCAAGAAAACAAAGATCGTAATGCTGCTCGCGAAATTGCAAATAGAACTTATATGCTTGATGGAAAACCAGTTAGTGGTGAAGAAATGAAAGCTGTCTCTGGCAGATATTGGCAAAATTATAGAACTGCGCCTACGGTAACTCCCGAACAACAAAGGGCAACTTCTTTACAGCGATCTTTAAGGCAATTTACACAAAACCCAACGCAATTTTTATTGGGAGGCGGTCAAAATGTAGGAGAATTGTTTAATTATCTAAGTCGAGCAAATCAACTGTTTAGTCTTACTGGGCAAGAAGGTAGTTTTATGGACTCTCTTTTTGGTCAATCTAGGCCAATACCAGTTAGCAGCCAGGGCAATAGAGTTGGCTCTTCAATGAATCAGGCAACTGTGCCCAACAAGAATATGTCACAGGAGCCACCCCGCAGGGCATACACACCTGGTAGTTCATTTGCCTCCCAAGGATTTACACGCGAGGAAGCCTTGGGAGGCAAGCCCCGCAGGGCATACATACCTGGTAGTTCATTTGCCTCCCAAGGATTTACACGCGAGGAAGCCTTGGCTAGCATGAATGCTCGATAACTACTAATTTATTATGGCTATTAACTACAATCCATTTTCACAATTCAACGTCGAGCCTTCGTCGTTTAGTTTACCCGCAGGTATGACTATGAACCAAGCGGCTACTACGAACGCCATGATGCAACCAGTTTCTCTGCTAGGTCAGCAGAGCTTTGGTGCGCCTCAGCAAGCCCCTCAGTTCGACTATCCCCCAATTACCGAGGATGATTTTTATGGAACGGATGGTATGTCTGCGTCTCAAATTGTAGACATGATAAATCAACCTGATTATCAAACTCCTGCTCCACCAGCCGCCGACCCTCAATCCAGAATACTTGATTTTGGGCAAGGAATTTTAGATTTATTAAAAGGGAAAGTTGAGAATGTGGCTACCGTGCCAGTTTCATTGGGTCAATTTGGAATGGCCGGGTTTGATTATCTTGCAAATCCTAGTCGTCCTTCATTTGGCGATTCATATAGTGCTGCACAACGTAAACTTCCTTTTGAATTTTTTGATGAAAATCCCTACGCAGAGCCTGTTGCGAGTCCTTCAAGTATACCTATGGGGCCACAAACGCAAGAGTCTATAAGTCCCTTCCTTCAATCTCCTGATACACCTTCTGGTTTGGGTGGCCAATTATTAGATGGTTTCAATCAGGTTAATGATTCTTTTAGAGGACCAAATGCACCTATGGGTCGAGACGAAACAAGGGCCATGCTTCAGGAACGCTTTGGAGCACCCACCATAAATGCTATACTTAATCTTCCTAGTGGTCAAGGTATGGGAATGAAAACAGACGCACAGGGTCGTATGATCTCGCAAGGAGATGACAGATCTGCGTTTAATCAAGCTTCGTTAGATAGACTAGCTAGACTAGAGGAGCGTGATGTTCGTCCTGGTGAAACCCTACAAGAACGTGACACACGGATAGCTGACTCTCGCACCGAGGGAACAGACAGAGGCGGTGAAATGTCCTTTGAAGAAGCTCGTAAGTTTGTTCCAAAGGGGGCAAGAGAAAAAACAAAAGATTATAACGCACGAGTTAAGGCATTCCAAGCTCAACAAAACAGTGCTATAAGTCAACTCAAGGAACAATACGAAGAGTATAGGGTTCAAGGCCGGGTTCTTGACAATGAAAGAATACAAGCCTACATAAATCGATATCAACAAACTGAACCTGAGAAATACAGGGAGACTCTTCAGGTTGCTCGAGAAATGTTGCAAGACGGACTATTACAAGACGAGACTCAGGCAGCTATGTATGTTATTGAGCAAATGGGAGGAAAGGTTTCTGATATATTTGACCCATCCGTAGAGTTTATGAGGGGCGATGATGGTAGCAAGAGTAACACCAGTGGGGCTACATCAATAATGATGCACCCAGACGGAGTTCAACGAAGAAATGTTCCCGTTGAACAAGTCGAGGAAGCAAAAGCTGCTGGATATACGTTAATATAATGGCAAGAGAAATACCTGAATTTGGAACTCCTGTTGAGGAATTTTTAGAATTTGGAACTCCCGTTGAAGAATCTACTCAATTTCAAAGTGATTTTTCTAATGTTCCTGAATTTGGAACTCCGCTTGAGACACAATGCCCTACTGGATATACCCTAAATAATGATACGGGATTGTGTGAACCAACAGACCCTAGTGCTGGAGACATTGTAAAAGGTGTAGGCGTAGAGGTAGGAGCTGGCATTGGTGGCTCTGTTCTTGGTGGCATCCTTGGTGGCACATTAGGCTCTGCATTCTTTGGTGTAGGAGCAGTTCCGGGAGCCGCCATAGGTAGTGCTCTTGGTGGAGCAACAGCTTCATTCTTTGGTAGCCTACTTGCACAGGACATCGAGGGGCAGGAAGATAAGTCTATGGGTCGTGCTATAGCAGCAGCAGCCATTGGTGCTATCCCTGGGGGCGTAGGCAAGGGCGCACAGGGAGGAATGAGACTTGGTAGTGTTGCACTTAGGGAAGCAGGTAAAGGTGCTGCATTTGGCGTTACAGACGCTACAGCAAGGGCTGTGATAGATGAAGGCCGTCTGCCCACAGCAGGAGAGCTAGCTCAGTTTGGTGGAGCAGGTGCGTTGTTTGGTGGTGCGCTAGGTGGTGTGACCACTAAGATTGGACAGAAGTTTGCAGGTAAGACACCACAACAAATAGATGATGCTATAGCTAGAGAAGAGATTACATTCAAAGATTTATCATTCTTCCCTCAAAATGCCTCTGATGACATAGAGTTTGGAGAAGGAGTACTACTAAGGGGCATACAAGAAACTAAGGATGGAGCAAGGAGCGGAGCAGCAGCACAAGCTCTAACACAGCCCCAGGCAAACCTTGGAACTATGGGAAAGATACTAGCCTCGGTAGCACCCTCTAAAATTGTAGGAACAAAGGCTCAACAAGCCACCATTGATTTCTCTAGAATCATTAAGACAGCGGAAGAGATTTCTGGTAGGATTGGAGCCAAGACTGCAAGAGCAATAAAGAAAGATCCGTTACTAGAAGCACCTATCAATAAGTTCTTAGATACTGGCGAGATGTCAGACGATGTAGCTAAGGTTCTTGGTGCTGACCTAACAAAGTATGATGAGGCTCGACAAGCTTTGCAGAAGGAAGCCATACAGCTAATTGATGACGGAGCATACAAGTCCTTAGATGACGAGGCCAGAGAGAAGCTAAGGCAAACTATTAACGACTCAATGAACTCAAGCCAGCTTTATGCTAGGAGAGAGTATAAGGCTTTTCTAGATCCCAACTATAAGCCCACCGATAAACAAAGACAAGCGGTTATGAATGAACTGGTTGAGGCTGGCGTGAAGAGAGGCGAAGATTTTAAGACAGCTTCATCTAATGCAAACGAGCACCTTGATAGGCTAGAAAAAGCTTTTGCATCTACCCGTCGCGAAGACCCCCGAGGGCTTCTTGGCAATGGAATAGACTCTGTATTTAAGAAAAGAAAGACTCCTGGTGAAGCAGAAAAGATTTGGTTAGGAGAAATCAAAGACCCCGTAGAGCGCATGAGGGGAACACTAACTGGCGTTGCTAAGTCAGTAGCAAGAGAAAGAACTAATGTCATCCTAGGCAAAGAACTAGTTGATGCTGGCATAGCTTCTACCACCAAGGCAGATAATGAAATGGTTGAGCTTGTGCTGCGGGGAACAGGCAAGGAAGGTTCTGGATTATTTGCATATCCACAGGTTCAAACAGCACTCAATGAATTGTATGTTGGCAATGGCTCCGAGAAGATGGACAACATATTCCTTAATGGCCTACAAGATTTATACAGAGCAGGTGTTGGTTTGTCCAAGGGTGTAAAGGTCTTGTTCAATACCGTAGCCTATCCCGTGCAGGTATATGGTAATACTGCTAACCTGTTGGGCATGGGGATCAATCCATTTAACAATGCGTCACGTGGGTTACGTTTAGCGTTGGCTGATGTCCCCTTGGTTTCTAGAGCAATGGAAGGTTTAGACAAGACTCCAAAGGCTCGCAAGGCATTGCTGGACGAGATCGAGGAGATGTCCAAGTATGGCATCAAGAATGCCAACATCCTAGAATCAGACATAAGATCAACCCTGGATGCAGGACCGTTCTCCAAGTGGTTACAAAAGGGACTAGACCCAGTTGGTAAAGCATACCAGGTTCCTGATACATTGGGCAGGTATGTGGGTTGGAAAGCCAACCAGAACACTGTACGCAAGATGTTCCCTAATGCCAGCGACGAGGTGGTCAAGAAGCAGGCTGCCATGATGATCAACGACACTTATCAGAATTACGATAAGTTGAGTAATGTAGTCCGCACCCTCTCTCGTTGGGGTGTTATGCCACAGTTCGCATCGTTCACATCTGAGTTTGCCCGGAACCAATACAACCAAGGTAAGATGATTGCTCGTATGATAGCAGGAAACTTTGGTGAAGAGTTTGGGGAACTAGGAGCAGCTAACGTAACTCGCATGAGAGTTGAAGGAAGCAAGAGACTTGCTTCTTTGCTTGGTGTGTATGGAGGAACCTACGCCGCAATCGAGGGAGTCAAGGCTGCATCAGGGGTAGACGATAAGAAAGAAGAAGCACTTCGTGACGTTGCGTATGCGCCTTGGGACAAGAACAGAAAACAATTAGTTAAGCTAGACGAGGGAGGACGCACGGGATGGGTAGCCAACCCCAGTTATGTAGTGCCGCACGCTCTTGGTTTGTCTGCCCTACAGGCTGGTTTGAGCGGGGACAGCGAGCAGTCAGTCATTGCACTAATGGCAGAAGAGTTTATAGGAGAAGGTTCCTTCGTCTTTCAATCAGCGTATCAAGCATTGGCTAACCGAGACGAGCGAGGTGAACTAATATCCAAGGAAGTAGACAAGTTAGATCAAGCCAGAGAGCGTTTGGGATTCTTCCTGACGGAATCATTTAGACCTGGGTTCAGCAGAGAGCTAAAGAAGCTAGAGAAGGCTCGACTAGGTAAGGGTGACCTCACACTCAAAGAGGTTGGGGCAAGACAGTTGGGAGCACGTATCAACCCGTTTGACGTGGGTGAGGCTGCAATGTTTACAATTAGAAACACCAACACTTTATCCAATGAGGCCAAGTCAGACTACAATCAGTTATTAAAATTTGGAGAGCCATCAGAGGCACAGTTAAACCAAGCTTACGAAAAAGCTAACAAGATTTATTCAGACGCTTTTGCCGCTTTGTCCAAGAACAACGAGAGTTTGATTACTCTAGGCTACGACGAGAACGAGCGCATAGAGATATTCAAGAACGCAAAGGTTTCGTCTAGGAGAGTGTTAGAAATCTTAGACAACTCTCCGTCGGATTTACCTCGGGTCTTGAAGCAATCTACATCTGATATATATAACGAGCAGGGCGATACCATGCAGCAGAAGCGTAGCAACATAAAGAAGTACATGCGGACCGACCCAAGCACGGGCAAGAAGCTAATGAATATGTGGATTCGCGAGCAGAAGAATGCAAGCAGGGGGTTGAATCAAAAGGATACGTTGATCCGGAACATGGATACAGATGAGAAGGTAGATTATCTATCCAGAAACCCTAGCATGATAAACGACTTTAGGCGCAAGGGTGTTCTATCCGACTCCGTGCTTCAGGCACTAAGAATTAGGGGAGTCCTGTAGGGGACAATAAAAAAGCCCCCCAGTTACCTGGAGGACCTTAGTTTGTTAGCGTCGTGGTTTGGAAGGGCTGGCTAACGGCAACCCCTTATAATAGGTTGAATACGACCTTATCCGGAGCACTCACGACTTACTCTTTTGCAGCTGAGACACTAACAAAGTTATTCTCGCTCCTCTGCGTTAGACAGGAGGCGATGCTGGAGCATATTAACTTTATTCTTCAAGTTATCTATGTCCTTGTTTAAAGTTTCATTCTGTTTGGTCAGAGCTTCACACGATCTAGTCATGGCCTCTAGCCCTTTAGATAGAATGTCTTCTGAGTTAATCTTGTAAACGGATTGGGTATTGGTTGTCTGCATTTATGTTATGTTGTGTGAAATTAGTTTCCATTGGTCAGCGTCTCTCTCTAGCCACTCAAACAGATATACAATATCCTCGCTGTCTAGTGGTTCGTCAGACTCAAGGTAGTATATACCTTTTATGTCTGGGCTTCTGCCTCCGGGCTTGTCGGCTTCAAACTCTACAGTGACATCAGTTGTGTCACCATAGATATTGTCCATTTGTATTTTATGTTCGTAGATCATAGTTAGATAAACATTGGTTCAAAGAAAGCAAGCTTAGGAGAGTAGACAACACCGCAACCCAGCACTGGTCGAGCAGCGTATATACGTCCGTAGTTCATGGCAGGGTGACTATGGTCTACCCCACAGCCTACGTTCATGCCGAAGACAACACCGTCCTGGTTGGCGTGGTAGTTGATACCAGCCTGTGCGTGGAGGTGACCCATGACCAGAGACTTGAACTGAGCCTGAGCGTTCTTCAGGGCTGACATCTGTCCTCCCTTTTCTTTGTCTCCGTGTCTGTATATAACATTGTCAATCAATAGATCGGTAAACCTAGGATGTATTTCCCATCCGTCAAGTCCCCATAATGTTTTGAAGTTAAGTATTACCTCTGGTGGTAGTCCAACACTCTGAGCCTTACGCTCTGGTAGAGCGGAGTGATTACCGATAAGGTAGTCTACCTCAGGGAACGCCTTGTGTAGTGCTCTGACCTGCTTAGAAGCCGCTACAAACTCGTCTGCTGCGCTAGGCATGGATGGGTCTTTCTCGTGGAAGCTGATAGCATTCCAGTCTACCAGGTCACCGATGTGAACAACACGTGTGCACTTGTGCTTGTGGAAGATAGAGATTAGGAAGTCAATGTAGCCGTGGTGCATGGCCGGGCAGTGAGTATCAGCTATGACAAGGACACGCTCGTTACCCTTGGCGGCAGGGACAGTAGCTTTGTATCGCCTAATCTTAGAACGCACAGCTTCTGCGGTTGTATCATAGTCTTCAGCGATTTGATGGTAACTAAGACCTTCTAAGTAGAGGTCGTAGGCTTGCTTCTGAGTTAGGTGTTCTTGTGTCATATTTATGATAGTTAGTAGGATGGGTTAACTAAATCTGCCTATGCTGTTTTGAAAGACGAACTTGCCATACTGATCTCGCTCACCTTCACGTTGCTTTGCTATGTTGTATTTGATGCAAATGTGTGTGCCGTGGACGGGGTCATTGTGGACTGTAGCTTCCTTTGTGTCTGAACCGTTAGGCCATAGCAAGAGAATAATGTCTGCGTCGTTCTCGATGTCCCCGGAATCCTTCAAGTCGTATAGAGTAATACCTGTCTCACGCTTGGCTCCCTCTCTGTTCACCTGCGCCAAGAGAATGACTGGTAGGTTCAGTTCCATAGCCATGAGCTTGATCTGGTGGCTAACCTCTGCGATGCCGTCGTGCTTCTTGAGCTTGGTGTTCCAAGGGACTAGCTGTAGGTAGTCTATGACTATCCATTCGATGTTATGTTTACGCTTATACATACGAGCACGTGAACGCAGTTCGTCTATGTTTCTAACGTAGTGCTCTGTAAAGATGGGGGCGTTCTCTACTCTCTCAGTAGCATCCCACACTCTCCTTTGTTTCTCTGGGGATAGCACACCCTCTTGGAACTGGTTGAGGTTCACAGCAGAGCAGGTCTGTATCATGCGCTTTGCTAGGCTCTTAGCCTGCATCTCAAAGGAGAAGTATAGACCAGGCTTGTTGTGGGTTACGCCATTCTGCAAGGCTACGTTCAAGGCTATGCAGGTCTTGCCGCAGGAGGTAGGAGCAGCAACAACCATTACCTCTCCGTTGGCTATACCACCAGCACTAAGCTTATCGTCTAGCTGTTTGATCCTAGTTGGTAGGGCGAAGGTGCTGTAGGTTCCCTCTGCCATCTTCTTGAAGTCTTCACGTAGGGACTCAGCCGCTGATCTAATTGAGGGGTCATCAGCGGAGCCGTTGTCTAGTGTAGCAGTAACAGATCTCTCGATGTCGGCAATGATTACGTCCGGGTCTTGGTTCTCTGTAGCTGCTTCAATCGCGATGCGTGATGTGCGAATAATCTGACGCAACTTAGACTTCTCTTTTACAATCTTGGCATGGCTTACTATTTGCGTAGAGCTACTAGCCTGACTCTGTAAGTGCATTATGGTGCTCAGTCCACCCGCTTCCCTGTCTGTCCCCTCACGCTTTAACAACTCATCAAGTTCAAGCTCAGAGAACTCTTCACCCGAAGAGCACAGCTTGGCTATGCCCTTGAAAATTATTTTGTTGGCGTTGCTGTAGAAATCGTCTGCATTGACGATGGTGCTGATGCTGTCGTAGGCAACATTGTCCAACAGGCAACAGGCCAGCAAAGCCTCTTCTGCTTCTAAGTTGTGAGGTTGTTCCATTACTCTTTAATTAGTCCAGAAAGGATGCCGCGTCCAACGGTTTGTTTAGCTTCAGAATAAAACTTGGCTATCGCTATGTGCTGATCCTGGGTATACTTGTCGTGGATCTCTTCAAGGATGTTTTCAGCACTCTGTAGGATAGCTTCTATCTCTTCTTCTTTTCCAACTATATCATTCATTGGTTCCAGTGCTTTCACTATCTGGTCTAAGAAGCGTTTGCGGGGACTCATGATGATGCGGAAGTGGTCTATGTAGTCTAGTTCTTTCATGGCTATGATTCGGTTAGTTCAAGTTTGAGTAGTTCCTCGCGTTCAAGTAGCTCTAAGGCTCTCCAGGCTGTGCTAACTCGGTCACCCTCCATGAAGTGTCTCATGAGTTGGTTCTCGTCTCCAACAGACTTATCCTTGTGCCATTGCATGGGCTTACCATTGGTAGGTGCGCCGTGTTGCTGTTGGGCTATGTAGCTGTGGTGGGCTAAAGCAATCAAGGCGTGGGGGAAGTAGTCCTTAGTGAAGGTTGCTACGGGGTAGGTCTTTCGTTCTTTTGCGTCTTTGGGAAACATATTATATCTTGTGCGTTAATGTAAGAAAGCCCCGCCCCCGAAGGGGAAGGGCTATCAGGTATGCCTAGAAGGGGTCGGCGACAACGGCTGGCTCTGAGTAAACTACTTCTGGCTCACTCTCTTCCTCTTCCTTGTCCTCTGTGGGCTTCTCTACCTTGAGGTAGGAGGACAAGTATTCTTGTAGTGTGCCATCCATCCTGTCTGCTTGGAGTGCAGCTTCATTGGACAGTGTGTTAGATACAATGTTGAAGACTGGCTTGTTGAAGGTTACAGCACCCTTGCGGTCTTCGACTGCATCGGTAACTGCTACTACAATGTCTCCTTCTAATTTGTTGGAGCCACCTACCTTGTCCTCAAAGTCAATCCATGCGGTAAGAGCACAGCCCTTGAGCTGAAAGTTAACAAGCTCGTAACCCTCGCCAACCTTGGCCATAGCGTAGACAGACTTGGTGAACTTAACACCATGCACAGTCTTTACCTCAGACCAGATGCCGGAAGCAACGATGCCATCCTTGTTGCGGAGAGTAAGTTTGTCTCCTACGGTATACACTTCGTTAGCCCAGATTGCGCTGTTCTTCCTATCGTCCCATCCCTTGGCGGTAATGAGTTGATCGAGGATAATGAAACCCGTGTCTTGTGGTAGTGTTTTAGACTCTTGGGCTTCCTTATCGTAAAACTCCCATGCGGAAGCTTGTGTGTTCCATTGAAGGAACTTGGTGGCAGGGTTTGATGACCCCGTTGATCTTGGTTTTGTTCTTGACATAATGTTATTGGTTGTAATGGTTATTTGTAAGACAGTGAAACAAGCTTGTTACCCTGCCAAGTGCTTACTATTTCCTTGACACGATACTGCGGATGTGCATCAGCAAGCTTCCAGTAAAGTTTGTCCAGCCATTTGCCACCAGCTATTTGGTCTTGTGCATAAGGGTCATCATCTAAATGACCTTCTCTGTAGTCGAGGCAAGCACGTGCGTCGCAATCTTGGATAAAGTTTTTGAGGATGTCATCATCGACCATCAACTCTTTGTCTTTGACCTTGGGGTCAGTTAGTTGGTCAGCGAAGGCTTGATACCTGTCACGGAACTCTTCGCCAAAGCTGTCGATTGAATTTTCTACCATCTCGTTAATACGAGTGTGAAAATAGTCCGTGAACCTTTTGCTAGTTGATTTGGTGGATACACCCAACTGAACCTTTTGGATGCCCGGAGAGGGCTTCTCTGAAGAGTTGCTTTCCCGGTGTCTTTCAAGTTTTGAAATTCTATGCAGCAGATCATTAGCGGTGTCGCTATTGAGGTAGCCCTCCACGTCTTCGGTAATCTCTGGGTGCTGAATTATGTTTTTACCTTCGTCAAGCAATGCAAGCTCTAGGCCATATGAAAATTTATGAGTGACGACAGATGCTCCGTAACCATTGGGAAAGGCAAAGGTCTTTTGCCAGCCACCTTGATCCGGCATTTCTTTTAATGTTGCTGTTTGAGCCTCTGGTGCCGACACCTTTAATAGTTCTGACTTCATGTCCTCTTGAGGTGGTGGTGTGTCTAGTGTATTCATTTTATTTACTTTTGGTTTAGTTTTTATGTGTCGCAGACGTGCGATGGTTTATAGTTATGACAGATGGCCGGGATAAGTCGATAACTTTTTTTCAATTATTTCGTAAACTATTGATATTCAAAGATATTTAAATTTTAGGGTATGGTGATTATTTGTTCACCTGTTTGTTTTTCTTTCGCTCTGCGTTCTCGGCCTTGGTCTTGACGGCGTGGCACTCCACACAGATAGCCTGGAACCCACCTATCTCACAGAACAATCTGCCTATGAGTGCGTCCCAGTTGTCAAACCCGGTGACAGGGACGATGGGGTCAATGTGATCTGCTCTCATGTCTTTGGCTGGGAATAGTTCCCCGCAATCAGAGCACTTGTGCAGCTTACACTTGCGCCCTGTTGCGGGGTTTACACCATCACGGACAAAGGCAGAGCGGATAGCTTCATACTTAACAGGCCATTGAGCACGACGTAGTGCTGACATAATAAAGCTCCTGTAACGAGCCTTAGTCCATTGACCTGAGTTGTATGGCTTCTCTACTTTCAATTAAGACTAGGGTCAAAGGGTTCGGGTTCTAGCTGACGGATGAAGCATGGGGTTCCTTCTCCCATCCAGGCTCCCTGTTGGTTGTATTCAAAATACTCTACGGCCTCTTCGTAATCCATGTCCTGGCCCATCAACTTATCCAGAACCTTGTCTCTGTCATAGCAGATGATGGGAGGTTGACCAATGCGTTCTACGACCCCGGCGATGCAATCGTCGAAGCCATCCATGATTAGTGCTTCCCCCAGGTCTTCCATGCTACCCTTGCTCCTCCATGTCCATGACGTAGCCAAGGGCTTCTCTGACAGTTTCAAATCCTTCTGCAACTCCTGTAAGTTGCTGACCATTAGGGGAATAGATGGCAACGCATCTGTGCTCGTTCTTCGTGACCTCTCCCTTTGCCGCAAAGAAGCAGTAGGTATAGCCTTGGTTATCTATTAAATCTAAGAGATCGCTGTCGCAACGCGGAGTCCTTTGTTGCAATGCTCTGGTGATATCAGCCACCCTAACATAAGGATGTGGGCTGCCAACTTCTCCATACTGCAAACGCTGTAGTGATACATCGTCTACGTCTAGGGCAAAGACCTCGGTGTAGGGGTCGATCTGTTCGGTGCTTACTTTTATTTCATTCATTTTTATACTTGGTTTATGGTTTAAACTTCAACTCCACGCATTTGCATGATAGAGATGAGAGCTTTTTTTCTAGCTATTCTTTTCTTTGCGTTCTCTTTCTTAGAAAAATCATTCATACGGGCAACATCTGGATCAACTGGTTCATTGAACAGTTCCTTGACCTTAACGCGTTCATCAAACGTCATATCCTTAAACTTCCTGTTGCGTAAAGCTTTGAGTTTTTCCGTGGCAGCTTTTTGTTTTTCTGATCTCATCTTTATACCCTTATGCTTAGGTTGGCAAGGGCTTCGTCTACACCCTCGATAAGTTCTTTGGCTGGTATCGCATTGACGGCCTCCAGTCTGTCCTTCAAATCATTCTTCTCCTGGGTCAGATCCTTGCGTTGCTCCGTCATTCTCTCGATGCGGTAGGAAAGAGCACGTGACTCTTGGCGTATCATGTCTATGCGCGTTTGTATGCGCTCGATGTTGTCTTGTTTTATATCCATTTTATTCTAGGGTTGGTATACTATGTGTGTGATTAAAATTCCTGTGCCAGTTCCTGTCATTGCACCCAATGAATAGACTAGGCGTATCCAGTTGCAAGCAAAAACTACTCGGCCTACATTTATTGTCCAGACAAAAGATATGAGGAAGCTAACAATGATTGCTCCGACCCACTCTTGATTTGCAACCTGGTAGGTGTTGGTAGCTATGAGTGCGACTTGCAGCCATGAGTATAGAAATGTTTTAATCATCACAAGTTTCCTCCTCTGGTTGCTCCATACAAAATATCCCACACTCAAAGTCTAAGTTTTTCATTGGTCTCCCTACTGCATCTTCTGGCAGTTCGTCAAGAAAGATTCGATCACCCTTGTATTTAACTAGACGGCAGCCAATCTCCCGGCTTTGGGTGTTGCGATGTTCCCAAACTTCTGGATGCACTTTTCTAACGTGGTTCCAATAGGTAACAGACGTAGCCTTCACGCAACCAATACAGTTGGCATTGGGATACCCCAAGTGGTAAATCTTTGGAAGTCTTATGCCAGCTTCTGTGATAATCTGATAGCAGTCAGCCTTTGTAATCTTTTCATCTATCAGAATGGGCATAATGTTATCCCTTTCAAACTCCTTGAATCTATCGTATCTATGTTGCTCCTCTGAAGTAAACCCTAGGACTATATGATCGTGAGGATTATCATCTTCCCACTCTTGTCTGGCCTTCTTCTTTAACTCTAAGGTGCAAGGTGCGCCGGCAATGCCTGACATATACTTTCTTTTTCCCCATACCTCAACGCAAGATTGAGATGGATACTTAGAGCTTTCAGCGAATTCAATTGTTATGCCTAACCATTTTTCACAGTCTTTCAGGAACCTTTGATTGTCCTCGTGCTCCTCCTTGATGGGGTTATTGACAATGCGAATGTTATGAGTTTCCCCATACTTCTCGATAGTCTTCTTTGCGGCAACAGCAGATGCCGCTCCACAGGAGAACCAAACGACTATGGTTTCTTTACTCATTCTAGGGTTGGTATTGTTTTTACTATGTCTGTAATGAGATCGTTTTCTAGGAGTGCTTCCGGCAATGGTTTCCTCCAGATGGTCACAGTATTTAGGCAAGCATAATACTGGTCAAGAGAAAAACCTTCCTTCTCGTAAATATTTTTAGCCTGGTCTGGAACACTAAGCTCAGGGTCTCCATACTTCTTAATAAGTTTCTCTGCTTTCACCTTGCCGATGCCCTTCATGCCCTCGATGCAGTCGGTGCTGTCACCCATGAGTAGCTGCACTAGCCAGTTGTGATCCGCTTCCTCTTGGCTTACATAGGTAGGCCAGTCATCCTTGTCCCAGTTATAGTGCCACCCAGGCACAGACAGCATATCTTTATCTATGCTGCATATGATAGGCTTCTCTACCTTTCCATTGGTAGATATTATGCCCAGTAAATCATCAGCCTCCAGGCGGTCGTGCTGAGACCACCTGTCGATATACATCTCTTTCATAGCCTTGCTCAATGGGTCATACAATGGTGGCTTGGCTCCCCGGTTACCTTTATAACTGGGATAGAGTGTCTTACGATAGTTGTTACGACCGGATACTACGAGGTAAAAATCAGATGCCCTGCATCCCATGACACATTGATCGATGGCTTGTCTACACATTGCCTTTAATGTGATTAAACCTGTTCCCTCGGTCTCTGCTTTAGCGGCATGTTTATACAGTATAATTTCTACATCCAGCAGAGCAGTTTTCTTATCAGTTTTTTTATTCATATAATAGTATAATGGATAAAATAATTATAGGGTCAATGCTTTTTTTAGCCTCGTTCAAATTAGAGTTGCTTCTCGTTAGACATAGGTTCCCCATTACTGGTCAAACCTATGCCTGGTAGAGCCTCAAATTATGAGTGTCCCCGCCTTCAATAGTGCCCCGGATCGTCGCGCGTGGTAAGTCCTGTATCACGCTAACCGTGGCCGTTCCTGCATTACTGCAAACCTTTTCTGCATAGTCGGGTTTCGGTCAAACTATGCAACCACTTACTCAGACTTGGGCTAACTTGTGAGGCCGCTTGCTCCAATATACTGTAAAAAAAAGACTCCTCCCTAGTCGAGTAAGGAGAAGCCTAAAATTGCCTGTATACAAGCGGTTTTAGAGAACTGAACAAGCCGTCTCGACACGGTATCGCACAAGGCGATTTAAAAACTGATAAGTATTATACACTATAGGTCAACCTTTTTTATATTTATTAATTCAATGGCTACGCCGCTACGCTTGAGCTTGTAGCCTTTCTTACTGCTACCCGTAACTAAATGCTTTAGTGCTTCTTCCTC